TTTATCTCTCCTTAACTAAATAACCATGCTGGTAGAATTAGATTGGATTCACCTGTGTCCACATTGCTTCCACCAACGGTTTCGGTTTTGCGACCACCCTCACCCCAGCGTGCATCGCCCAGTTTTGTCCACATATCAGTCTGTGCTAAAATATATGCGGAATCGTTTGCTTCCAGACGCTTTTTCCAAGTGTCTTCGTCAAAATTGTCCTCTGCACGATTACCTTCCGCAAGTGCCTTGTCGATTAACTCTTTACGCCACTTTAATCCATCACGTTCCAATAACGATTTAGCATCAGTGGCATCAGCCTTCGGTTCGCCTTCCTGTTTTATCTCCAGCAAATCCTTCGGCCACTCTCTGGTGTCCAATAACTTTGCACCTTTATTACTCGGTGTTGGTACCAGAGATACCTCACGCAGGTGAGCGTCGTCTATATCATATACACAACGTTCGCCATCGTAAACTCGTCCAGGAATGTGAGGGCAAGGGTCATCAATCGTCCAATCAAAAATCGGTTTACCGTCTAAACGACAGGTTTCCACACCACCTGAATAAGCTATGCTGCAGGAGTTATACATGTTTCGTTCCATGCGCCTGATATACTCATTCACACGTAAATGCTGTGGTGTATCGTCCGTGTCTCTCAACATTCTAATGGTAGCAATTGCCTGTTTACCAGCTTCGTCATAACGGGCAGATATGATTTGTCCAATCTGCATCTGTTGGTCCGAGCTGTGGTTAAGCATAAACGGCGTGCCATGATTACTGGCATCTTCCACATAGTTACGCAATGATTTTTCAGTCATAACGCTGTGGTGGCCGTCTATTTCGTTGTTACTGATACAAAAATCAGCCTGCACCTCATCGTCCGGTATCGTTCCACCATCCACAGCTTCTGTGCGAAGGGTTAACGTGGACAAATAAGGTGTTTTGCCCTTAAGCGTTTCGTATGCCATTGTCGGGTATCTCCCTATATTTTTTATGCGGGTCCACCTCTTTTAAGAGCCTTTTCATATCCTTTTTACTCTTTTTGAGGAGTTTCCGCTCCTTTTTATCAACACGTTCATCCTTAAACTCTTTTCGTGGCATAATTGCCTCCTAAATCCTTATCAAGTCAATGAAAATGCGTATCTGTGAGGTATTAGTTAACACACCTAATGTATCAGACAGGAACCTGCGCCCTGGACCCGTATAATCATTGTCAAAACGCCATTGACGGTCCGCTGGCTCTGCCCCCGATGTTCTATAATGTAAATTAGACCAGCTGACACCTGGTGGAGTAATAAACCACCACTGATTATCAGTTCCACTGGTTAATGGACTCTCGAATTCAACGGTACCTGGTAGAGACGTTATCTCTACCGTGCCGCTCTCCGCATAAGCATCCTCTGATTGGTCATAGACACCATAAATCAATTGTCCTGGTGACTGAACTACAGGTGGTGCCATAAAAGTTCCAGTGGCAAACTGCGTAAAGTTAACTTCCACCAAACGTGCTCTAATATCCACATTTGCCAATTTTCTTTGCGGACGACGCCTGGGTCTGAAACCCGTGATACCTAAATCCAATCTGATTGTGGTTGGTTGTGCAAAATCCTCAGGACTTAACGTTATATTGGTGCCTGGAATCGTGCCTGCACGAAACATCGTCTGCAAACTATATACATTCAATGGAACCGTTGCCTCAATATCCTCTGATAATCCTACAGCATACTCTCTACGCTGCATAAATGGGAACCTTCCACGAAGAGTCTGCGTGAAAAGTAAATCCACCTCTAATTCCACAGATGTATCAGCGGTGAGGATAATAAAACCTTCGTAATCAATGTAGAAATCATTGTTAACCTGCACACCAGCTGGTAAAGTTGAGTTACCTAACAACTCAAGGGTGTATTCACCAGAAGTGGCAATGGTTTGTTTAGATAAATCCACATTATTCAACTGGAAGGTTTCATTATACACGTAGGCAGATGGTATACCCCGTCGCTGTAAAATACCACCAGTTTGGATACTCATAGGAAGTCCCCCACGTGACGTCTGATTTTATTTGTCCACAACTTCGCACCTAACGTCCCACCTGAAACCTTAAGTCTGGTTTTCTCTGGTACCTCCACACGTTCCTGTGCGCTACCTGAGAAACTCGTGACACTTATTTCCTCGTCATCAGGTGTCAGAATGGATAATTGCCAGGTACCACCATTGTGGAAAAGTAACATCAAATATTCACCGTCATCAAGGTCAAAAGTGGCTTCGGTATCAGTGGAAGATAATCGTTGTTCCCATGCCATATTAAACTCCTATGCCAAAACCAGATTATCACGCATATCAGCGATTTCTTGCTGCGCCTGTGACACGTCAATCACACCTGCTGCAAGTTTGGATAACACGGTTTCAGTCTGAACTTTTTCGGTTTCTGCCACCTGTTTTCTATCGGCGGTACGTTGACGTTTATACATGAATTGTATATCAGAACGTCTGCCCGATACCTGATTGCCCATGTTTAGGAAGTCAGTTATCACCGACGCTTTTTCCTCTTGAACACTCTGGATGGCTGATACATAATACTCCAACTGGAGATTACCATGCGTCTCTGTGGTAGAGTCCAAAAGGTTAGATAACACGGATACAGATTTCATGCCGTTGATTACATCACGCTGTAAGGTTTCTACCAATGTATCCAATCCATTCATATTCGTTTGAACTGGATTCGTGGCATAATTCACACTCACCGTATCAAGGTGGACATAATCTTGGTCCACATCAAGGTTTTCTAAAACCTCCTTGATAGCGTCAATCTGGTCGGATATGAATTGTGCAGTGGCTTCGTCGTCACCAGCAATATCGGGGTTTCTATCCAGCAATGCTAATATCTGTTCGGATTCCAACGAATAATCTATTCGTGATAACCCTTGATTAGCAATCACCCTGCGTAAATCCTGTATCAATCCTAACAGGAATAGACTGGAATGAACCGCCGGTGCTATCATTGGTCGCCCATAAGGATTATTACCCAACCTCTCAAATCCTAAATAACGTACAAATGTGGTATCCATTGGCACGCTACCTGAACGTTGCTGTTGACGTAACTGCCATACCTGTCCACGAACTGGGTCTTGAACCAGTCTAAATCGTGCGGTTAACGGGTCATTTACAGCAATATCCACAAGGTTTCGTGAGCCTCTGTCCAATATCGCTTCCACAAATAATCCACCATAGATAAATATACTGGACCACATGGAATCAAAATGGTTTTTGATTGTGCCGTAATGACAACCAATCTCTTCCAGCTTCTGTTCGGCCGCTAATCGTGAGGCTTCAGGTGTGCCATCCACAATGAAACCAGGATTACCAAATCGTACGAAATCCCATAAACCTTTGTTAAGCTGACTATCCAAATCCAACGCCATTCGTGCCAGACTCGTGTATGGTAAACGTAACAGGTTCTTTCGCTGGACTTCCAATGTACGATAACTACCAGTTGGGTCAGGTAAAGGTAAATCCACGTCACGAAACGTACCTGTAAAACCAGTGTCGATTAATGTTTGACGTCCTCTGTTCCTCACCCTAATCGGCCGTGAAATGGCACGCATAGACTTCGGTCCTAATGCTGCCTTTTTCACGGGAACTGGTGGTGAACCATTTTGTATATGAGGTAAATTCATAGTCGTTTTTGCCTCCTTGCCGCTCCAGAACCAAATCCTAATGGTATATTTGCCTGTTCCATAGATAACTCGGCATAACGATAAGCGTCAATGCCGTGTTCCACACCATTTTTCAGAGGTTCATCCTTTTTTGGATTCATACAATACGCTTGAAACTCCGCTATCAAATCCTTCGGCATTTTACGTCTCAGGATTTCAGAGTCGGAATGACAACGCATGTTTTTATACATTTGAATACCACCTGGTAAACCCTCAATGGTGTTTCTTAAGCCACGTCTGATTAACATAACACCGTCCATAATACTTCCTGGACCTTTTCGTGCCAGAGTCGTTGGCATTTGGCAGTGTCGTAAAAGTAAACGTTGACGGTGTTCATCGTTATCAATGTAGGTTTCTACCACAGGTTCACGACTTAACTCCCTAACGGCATTACCAAACTCTATTATATCTTCGCCTATGGTACGATAATCACGAAATATAACTCTATCCCGTGTTTCACGATGCACACCATACCAGATACAAACATTCGGTGCCTCTATTCCAAAATCCATACAACGATATATCAGGTATTCCTTAAGGTTAGGCAATTCATCGATATAATGTTTATTATCCATTTCAAACACCATACCTTCTGGTGCTTTGCGTAATCCCTTGAAATACCTGTCATGGTAAATACCTGAATGCGCTCTATCCAATTCATTCACGCTGGTTTTACCAACACGACTCCAACGCCCTTGACGAAAATAGTAAGGATTATCCTTGAAATCGAACTTGATAAACCTCATCAACCCTTCCGCTTCGCGTTGATACATCCAGTGCGAAGGTGCATCAGGATTCGTATCTGCCAGCACCTGGAAACATATATCACCGTTCTTTAACCTCCACTTCGCGGAGTCACCACTACAACGGGTTTTCAGTAACTGGAATTGTTCTTCGGTAAACTGGGAGAGTTCGGAAAAGATAAGAAGGTCATATTTGCCACCAAGAACGGAACTGGGACGGTCCATTCCACCTAAACGCATTTCACCTTCGTTCATATATAGGTGGTCAAACCGTGTCAATCCACCTTGTTGTTTGATTTGACTCCTGGGATCGTCCATTGAATAACGCAGGATAACATTGGATATATCATACCTCACGGTATCTGTCAAATCCACAGCATTCACACGAACCACACAAGAACGGAATCCTGGGTATTTTGCGTGCAACGCAAAAGCCTTGAGGAGGTTTCGATTCGTCTTGCTGGTTCGTGCTGGTCCTTCTGCGCATATTTCGGGTTCCGTAGATGTCATTATATCACGGTGAACAAAGGTTTCAGATGGGAATATCTTTGGTGATAAATAACCCTTCATTTTTCGTATGCCTCTGGTATATCGCCTTCATCCAGAAGGTCTTCGTCCTGCGTCTCTGCTTCGCTAATATCCACTTTAACGTCCAGTTGTTGAGCTGATGGATACATAGCGCGGTATATCTCAAGTGAGAGCCGTTGACCTTTGGTGACATTCAATTCACCATTGGCACCTTTTCTAAACACGGTGCGAAGTGTTTCAGTCGCTTCTTTATGGAAATCATTATCGAACTCTTTACAAAAGTCTTCCACCTCACAGCCAGCGACCTTTGCTATCTTTTCAGCGAGGTTATCGGTTAATGGACGTTGCTTATTCAACACAGCGAGTAAGTGGAAAAGGTGGCAATCAACTTCCTTCGCCATTGCCGTGAATGTGTGGCTGAGTCCTATTATGCTTCGGACCGTATCAATGTTATAATCACGATGTTTAGAGTTCATTTTATAGCTTTTATAGCGGGGATAACAGGCCGGGAGCCGTCACCAACCTGTTATCCAATGAGTGTTATAATGTATGGTAGTTAGGATAACATATCATTGGTAAAGAAGTCAAGTAAAAAACGCCAAAAAAGCCAAAAAAAGGGGAGTGTAGGAGGTTGTGGATACAAAGAAAAAAGAGTTGTCAGTTTAACTGACAGAAGTCAGGTGTAAAACTGACAAAAAAAAGGCGCATGGGGCCTAGGGGTATATAGGTAGTAGTAGTAAAGTCAGTTAAGTCAGTTAATTATTATATTATTATTATTTATATACATTTTTAATTATTAATAATTATGAATTACTCTATTAGGCGCAAACTGACAACTGACAAACTGACAAAAGCCAGCGGACTCACAGGGGGTGTGGCTCCGCTGGCTCTGACAATAAAAAATTATGCGTCAGTTTGACTGACAAAAGTTATCAAAAGGGCACTTCTTCTTGTTCCAGCCATTCTTTCGTGCAGAATTCCAAGTGGGTTTTTCTTCTGGTTTTGCTGTTGGTAATATCTTCCGTTCTGCATTCCAGAATCCCCATGGCTTCGAGGTTCTTAAGAGCCTTGATACCTGTATCGGCAT